CGGGCGGACGTTTATTGCGGCGGCAGAAAAATTAAATAAAAGCGGCGCATTGATACGGCGTTGGGCGCACAAGTACGATTGGAAAAATCGCGCAGATGAATGGGACAAAACCATAACCAGTAAGGCGGTTGAAAAGGCGGCTGAAGACTACGCCAAAATGCTTGACTTCCAGATAAATTTAGGGAAGATGATGCAAGCCAAAGGTGCTAAGGGTTTACAAGGTATGGACTTTGAAGACTTGCCGATAAAGTACCTTCCGAGCATTATTGACTTAATCAGCACGGGTATCAAAACTGAACGCGCGACGCGGGACATAAAATCTACCCAGCAAGGCAGTAACGAATTAGTGATTAGTGTCATATCAAAAAAGTTTGAAGGAGAGGAGGCACGTGGCGAATGAAAAACCAAAGGCTTGGGACAGGCTAAAAGACGAAACAGAAAAGGCGTACGAGGCTTTCTCGACATACCGCGATTTAGGCGTCGGTAGAACGTTTATAGAGGTAGCGCGAAAGTTAAACAAAAGTAGCGCTTTAATCAGACGCTGGGCTAATCGTCATAATTGGGAAGAACGCGCCGCCGCTTACGATTCTTCCATTACCGAAGGCACGCGCAAAGCCAACATAAATTCCATTGAAACTGCGATAAAGCGCAAAAACAGTATAGCCGGTAAGCTTGAAGAAAAAGCGCTTGCGGCACTGAAAAATTTGAATTTGTCACGTGTGAGCGGACGGACAATAGTCGAAATGCTGACGTTATCGAATACCCTACGCAATGAGGCGGTTGAAATTGCAAACGCCAACGACGCCGATTCTAAGGTTACAAGCATTGAAATCAAAAGGCGCGGTGATGAATAATTGGAAGTCGTCAAAGAAGTCAATCCCGCCTTTGAAGATTTTTTATTTGATTGGGATTCTAAGTTTTATTTCTTGGTCGGAGGGTATGGCAGTAGCAAGTCATACCACATAGCACTGAAAATTATTTTGAAACTGCTGACTGAAAAGCGCACTTGCCTTGTGGTTCGTGAAGTCTATGCTACGATTCGCGAAAGTTGCTATTCGCTTTTCCGTGAGATTTGCGAAAGTTTGAATTTGGAAGGCGCCGTGACGTTTACGCGGTCACCAATGCAGATGACTTTTCCGAATGGCAGTAGAGTAATTTTTCGCGGACTGGATAAACCTGCGAAGTTGAAATCAATCAATGACATCAGCTTAATTTGGATTGAAGAGGCAAGCGAAATAAGCTACAACGCCTTCAAAGAGTTGCTCGGCAGGTTGCGCAATCCTGTACTTAAACTTCACATAATCCTAAGCACCAATCCCGTGTCGACGTCAAACTGGGTGTACGAACATTTTTTTAAGTTAAAGCACTTTGACGACGCGGAGCTTTACAAAAATAAAATTGTACGTTTGGACGGCGTTTATTACCACCATTCGACGGTGGACGACAATAAATTTTTGGCTGAAGATTATATGCGGCAACTCAATGAAATGCAGAATTACGACCCCGATTTATACCGAATAGCGCGGCTTGGGCAATTTGGCATTAACGGCGTGCGCGTCCTGCCGCAATTTGAAGTTGCTCCGCACGGTGAAGTTATGACGGCGGTTGAAGAAATTCCGCGCCATTATCAATTTGTCGGGTTGGACTTCGGCTTTGAGGAATCGTACAATGCGGTTGTTCGTGTTGCGGTGGACTTGGATAATAAAATTTTGTACGTTTACTGGAACTACTATCGCAACAAGGAAACTGATGACGTTTTGGCGGACAACTTGATAAATGCGGGGTTTGAACGCACGCGCGAAGTTATACGTTGTGACAGCGCCGAGCCAAAGGCGATTAGGTATTTGCAAAAGCGCGGGCTGAATGCCGTTGCCGCAAAAAAATGGTCGGGCGGCACTAAACACGCAAGGCTTGACAACATTCGCAAGTTGAAACGGTTCAAAAAAATAATTTGTTCCGACAAATGCGAATACGTTATCAAGGAGCTTGCCGAATTAACCTACAAGAAAGACAAAAACGACAACATAATCGAGGATGAATTTTCCATTGACGCCCATACGCTGTCGGCGATTGAATACGCGCTTGATTCGGTTGACGTTGCCGATGTCAAGTATGTGCTGAAAAAATCTGATTTTGGTTTGTAAGGAGATATAAAAATGATTGATATGCCTACAGAAAAATTTACTGCGGAAGAGGCAGAGGCAATAGGTTTAGTTGACGCGGTTAGAAACGGCGCAGTTAAAGTTAGTGGCAGTTACGAATTGAAACCCGACGGCGTTTTGGATTTCAAGCAGAAAACTTTCAACTTCACCGATAAATTTGGCACCTTGCATTTTGGACAATTCGCGGACGGGTACGAGTTAGACAATTTTGCGTTAATGGTTGAAACAAATGCGCGTCATAACTAATCAAAAAGAAATTGCACTGCGTGACGTACAGACGCTGGTTAAAGCGCACTTGTCAGACAACCTGTACAAACTTAAGCTAAAGCGCTACTACGAAGGCAAGCACGGCATTTTGCGCAAGGAAGGTCGCAAGAATAACGCCGCCAATAATCGACTGGTATCAAATTTCTGCTCTTACATAACAAATATGTCGGCAGGATTTTTTTTAGGTCAACCCGTAGCTTACAAGTCAGTTCGCGAAGACGAAAAAGAATTATCGCTGTTGCTTGAAATTTTTAAATACAATGACGAATCGGCGCACAACCTTAGCTTAGCCGAAGAATCATCAATCACGGGCGAGGCGTACGAAGTGCTGTACACCGATGAGGACGCAAACATAAGATTTGCCACTATTCCGAGTGAAGAAATGATTTTGGTATGTGATTCGTCACTTGAAGAAAATCCGATTTGCGCAGTTCGACATTTCCGCGTTTATGGACTTGACTTAGCGACCTACACCGAATTTGTGGACGTGTACGACACCAAAAAAATCAGCCACTACAAGTACGACGGCGCGTTACACTTGATTGACGAGCGGGAGCATTACTTTGATGACGTTCCTGTAGTCGAGTATCCGAATAATCACCAACACAGAGGTGACTTTGAGGACGTGCTGTCACTGGTTGACGCTTACAATTTGGCGCAGTCACTTACGCTTGATGATATGGCAGATTTCACCGACGCTTTTTTGGTTATGCGTGGTTATCTCGGTATGAAACCTGAAGACGCCGAAGAAATGAGACGAAGTAAAATCATTAAGCTTGACAATGACGGCGCGGCGGAATGGCTGATTAAAAATATTAATGACACGTACATTGAAAATTTCAAGACGCGCGTGCAACGTGATATTCACAAATTCGCACAGGTTCCTGACATGTCCGACACTGAATTTGCAAGCAACACGTCTGGCGTGGCGATAAAGTACAAGCTGATTGGGCTTGAACAAATACGAAGTCGCAAGGAGCGCGAATTTAAAAAAGGCTTGCAACGGCGCATTGAACTAATCGGCGGCATCTTGCGGTTAAAAAATCAAGCACAGATAGACTTCCGCGACATTGACATACAATTTACGGCGAACATACCTGCCAACATTGTCGAACAGACGCAAGTGGTAAATCAGCTTGAAGGCGTCGTGACGCAGAAAACTTTGCTAAGCTTACTGCCTTTCGTGACAGACCCGCTTGAAGAAATTCAAGAACTGCAAAAACAGCGCGATGAAGAATTTGCGCGGAGTGATTCTGAAAACTACCCCGATTTAAATAATCATAATGACGAGGACGGCGGCGAATAGCCGCTTTTTTAATTGGTGAAATGGACAGCAAAAGGTATTGGCGCAAACGGCAACTTGAACGCGAAAAGCACTGGTACGATTTGACAACAGCTAAGTTAAATGACGAAGTGCGAATTTACTACCAACAATCGCTTGAAAAAATTCAGCGTGACATTGCGGCGCTTTATGCAAGATTCGGTGCGGAAAATAAGTTGTCACCTGCAGAGGCACGGCGGCTCATACGCGGCGACGAGTTCACGGTTTGGCGAATGACGCTTGAAGAATACGTCAAGGCGGCTAAAGGCGATTCGGCTATTTTAAAAGAGCTTAACACTTTGGCAATGCGTAGCAGGATTAGCCGATTTGAGGCATTGCACGCGCGTACGCTAATGGAACTTGCCGACCTTTGTGAAAAGCTTGAACGGTTCGAGGACGCTTTCCAATACCGAGCTTACATTGCGAATTACTACGGTAACTTGTACGACATTCACAAACAGTACGGACTTAGCACGCCGCCTGTTGCAGTGGACAAAAATCAAGCCGAAAAAGTCGTGCGAACTGCTTGGAGCGGTGCGAATTATTCAAAGCGAATTTGGAAAAACGGTGCTAAGCTTGAAAGTGCGATTAAGGAAACAATGTTGACGGCTATTCATCGCGGCGCGTCCATTCAGAAACTTTCAACTGACTTGTCACGGCGAATGCAGGTAGGGTATAATGACGCTGAAAGGCTGATTCGTACTGAATTAAACTACGTTCAGACACGCGCGGCGGCTGATTCTATTATCTCTGCGGAAATGGGCTATTACCAGTTCATTGCGGTAATGGATAATCGAACAACGCCAATGTGCCAAAGTCTTGACGGTGAAATTTTTCCGATAATCGAACTAAGTCAAGGCGAAAATGCCCCGCCAATGCACGTGCGCTGTCGCAGTACTATCGCGGCAAGTGAAGATGACGGTAGACAGGGCAGAAAGCCCGTCGGTCAACGTGCGGCTAGAGACGAAGAAGGCAAGCGGATAAAAATTCCTGCCGATATGACGTACCGAGACTGGAAAGCGGTTTATATCGACAAGACGCGGACGCTTGAAGATTGGCGAAAAGCTAAGGACGCTGAATACGCGGCGGCTAAGCCGAAAGTTAGGACTAAAACTGATATTCGCGCTGATTATAAAAAGCAAAGTGCGGCAGTTGAAAAAGCTTACAACGATTTCAATGCGGCACAAATGGCACCGTTTCGCGCGACCTATAGGGACGATTTAAGAAAGGCTCATCAAGATTGGGTAAGTGAACTGCAGAACCTTAGGGCTATTCAGGTTGAAGGCGCCAAAAAGAAGGTTATGTTTGCGTCGGGGCTTGAAAAAGCCTATAGTGCAGATGACATTGCGAAGATTTTTGAATTTTTGGAAGACGCGCCTGAAGACATTCGCGTATTGTGGAACACTGCAGAACGTAGTATGGAAGTTTTGAGTACTAACTACACAAAAGGCGCGGCGCATTACTCTCCGACCAAAGGCGGCATAAATATTGATTTATATAAAGATACTATTGCCAATCCCGCCAAATACAAATTTAAAGCTTATACTACTACCTTTCACGAATTAGGGCATATGATAGACCATTGGCTGAATGGCGGCGGCGCGAATTTTTATTCACAGGAGTATAAGAGCGGACTTTTTGGAGCTACTTTGAAGAGGGAAGCCGAAAAATGCGTTGCCGATAACTGGAAGAGGTTAAAAGCGGAAGCTAAGGTAGCAGGTAAGTCGGTGAAAGACGTAAAGAAGGCTGACGCTTATGCCGCTGTAGAAAAGGAAATAAGAAGTTTGACGTTCGCCCAAAAACACGCGGTTTCCGATATCTTTGGCGGCGCAACTTCGCTTAAAGTAGAAGGCGGTTGGGGACACAGTGCTAAATATTGGCGCGGCGGAGACAATTTGCCGCTTGAAGCCTTTGCGGAAATGTTTCAGGCGACTATAAACAATGCTGAATCGCTGGCGCAGATAAAAAAATATTTTCCTGATTCGTACAAAATTTTTGAAGAAATGATTAGCGATTTTGTCAAAAATCTTTAGGAGATAGTGCGATGAAAACTGATTTTGAAAAGCAATTTGATGAGTTGCAGTATCAGTATGCAAAACTTTTCGGTGAAAATCTTTCGATGTTTCAAATAGCGCCTGAAGATGAAGAGAACATTCTTGAAGTCTTGAAACGTTGTATTGACACCAAGACACCCTACAAATACCCTGACGATTATCCCGATGACGTCGTGTTTTAGGCAGGTGATTGAAATGGAACTTACAGAGCAAGAGGCTCATTGCGTAGCGCGGTTGTTGCAAGGCGCTATATTAGGCAACTACGGTGAATCGGCGTTTAGCGGATGTACGTTCTGCAAATTTAGATGTAACCACGCTCTAACTTTTGATGCCTTGCGTGAAAGATTTTCAAAAGAAACGGGCGTCGATTTAGGTTTGGGGTCAGAAGGCTCATTGCCGTTTTCAAAGTTTCCGTACAAAAGATTTCTCAAAAGCGCCAATGCCGATATTCGCAAATATTTTAAAAACTACTTTGCTGATGTTAAAGGTGATTGAAATGAATCAAAGGCGATATCGCGACAGAAACAGCGATAAAATTAACAAAGCCGTAGCCGAGATATTTAAAGCGTTGGACGGCTTGACGTATTGGGACGCCGATTGCGCATTAAGCCGTGTTGCCGAAGGTTTGAAAGACTTCGCCTTTGTTTCCGCGCTTGCGGCGAATGTGAAAGACGATAGAGGTTATAATTGGGCGGAGGTTTGAAATGGACGAACCGAAATTGACCAAAAAGCAAGAACTTATTTTAATGCGGATAAGGAACAAAATCCGCAGATATTTTAAAGACGTCCGTGCTACAAGACACAATTTAAAAGATATCGCACAAGATGTCGCTGATGACATTATGAGTGTGTCGGATAAAAACGGAAACTACATTGACAGCATTAAAGTAAGTAAAGATGGGCAGAAATTGGAAGTTTACTTTAAGCCTGAATTTATCAAAGTTTATCACGGGTTGTTTAGCGCTTAATTGGGGCGGCGCGGCTGAAAATCATACGGCACCTTCACGGTGCTTTTTTTATTGGATTGATTTACAAAATTTATTCCGCTCATAGACAGGAGGAATGCAAAATGCTCGGTAAAATTAATTTGAACGTTATCACTGACTTAACAAAATTGCCGCAAAAACAGGCGTCGGCAATGTCCGTAATTGAA